TACTAAAAAGCACCATACAAGGTGCAGGATACTCACAAAGATATCTTGAAAAGCTGTATAAAAGCGGTCTGACGGCATCAAGCGTCCTACAGTACACGGGCGACCTTGACGAAAAATTAAGAACGCAATTACAGAAAAAGTATAACGAACTTCTAACAGGTGCGGAAAATGCGGGCAAAGTGGTGGCATTGCCAATCGGAATGAAGCTTGAGCCGCTTACTTACACGCTTGCGGATGCTCAGTATATGGAGCTTAAGAAGTACAGTGCTTTACAGATTGCGGCGGCGTTTGGGGTGAAGCCAAATCAGATAAATGATTATGAGAAGAGCAGCTACTCAAATTCAGAGTCGCAACAGCTTAGCTTTTTGATAGATACGATGATGTACAGACTCAATCAGTATGAGCAAGAAATCAATTATAAATGCTTGACTGATGAGCAGAGAGCAAAAGGATTTGTATACAAGTTCAATGAAAAGGTCCTTCTTAGGGCAAATATGGAAACACAAATGCAGAGCATAACATCCGCGGTGCAAAACGGGATATACACCCCGAACGAGGGTAGGCACCTTTTAGACCTTCCTTCGATGGAGGGCGGTGATGTGCTTATAGTAAATGGCAACTATGTACCGCTTACAGATGTTGGCGCTGCATACAATATCGGAAAGGAGGGCAAAAATGATACTTAAGATAAAAGGCGACATAGTCAGTAATGAAATGAAAGAGATTTATGACTGGTTTGGATATGACTGTACAACGCCTGGCGATGTTTTAACCGCAATCGAAGAAATGCCAAAGGGCGACAGACTGCAGGTCAAGATAAATTCGGGCGGTGGTGATGTGCTTGCAGGTCAGGAGATCTATGCGACATTAAGAAGCCGTAACGATGTAGACATCGAAGTGGAAGGCTTGGCGGCGTCTGCCGCATCCGTCATAGCAATGGCAGGCAAAAGCACAATATCGCCTATCGGCATGATTATGATACACGATGTGTCGGTAAGCTATACAAGCGGAAATCATGCACAGCTTAGCAAGCAGGCCGAAACCTTAAAGGCATGGGATGAAGCGCTTGCAAGTGCTTATGTCAAAAAGACGGGCAAGAGCAAAGATGAAATCATTCAAATGATGGACGCAGAAACATGGATAACTGCAGATAAAGCAGTTGAAATGGGATTTATAGACGCTATAAGTCAGTCGGGAAATTCAATGATTACGAACAACATAGGTAATCTGAAGATTACTGACGAAATGATACAGCAGTATACAGCTGAAAAAGCTGATATTGAAAGAGAAAAAAACAATTTGTTAAAAGACCTCGATACATTCGGGGCGTGAAAGGAGTAAAGATGAATTTACAGGAATTACTTGACGCAATAAACGCAAAGAAGCAGGAAGTAAAGAACCTTGCGGAGCAGGGTAAGATCGCAGATGCAAAGACTGCAAAGGAAGAGCTTGTTAATCTTCAGGAGCAGTACAATATTTTAAAGGACGTAGTAGAAGGGGAGCAAACAGGCGTTTCAACAGAAAATTTTGCCAAGGCCTTAGCTGTAAAAATTGCATCCGCATCTGGATCTGATGCAGTGCATGATTTCGCAGAAGCAGCAAGACATGGCTTTTATACTAACACAATGACAGAGGGAACAAAGGCTGATGGTGGCTACACAGTGCCTGAAGATATTCAGACAAAAATCAATCAGTATAAGAAGGCTGTTTTTTCACTTGAGAGCCTTGTAGACGTTGAGACAGTAAAGACCGGTAGCGGTAGAAGGACTTTTCAGAAGAAAGCACAGGCTGAAGGATTTAAAGCTGTAGCGGAAGCAGGAAAGATTCAGGGTAATAACACACCGCAGTTTGAAATCCTTGAGTACGCTGTTAAGAAGTATGCAGGTTATATGCCGGTTACATCCGAGCTATTGGCAGATTCGGATGCAAATATTACATCCGTGCTTACAAAGTGGCTTGCGGAGGAGGATATCGCGACAAAGAACACTCAAATCCTTACAGCTATCGCGACAAAGGCTGAAACAGATCTGAAGAACCTTGATGGAATCAAGAAGGCTATAAATGTTACATTAGGAGCCGCATACGCGGGAAGCGTTGTAATCGTGACTAACGATGACGGCCTTAATTATCTTGATACCTTAGTAGATAAGCAGGGAAGATACTTGCTTAGTCCGGATGTGCAAAATCCTATGCAGATGGTTCTTGCAGTAGGAGCAAGAAAGATACCTATAAGGGTTGTGCCGAATGCGATTTTGGCCACAAAGACCAATAAGATTCCGTTTGTTATCGGCGACTTGAAGGAAGCGGTAAAGATTTTTGACAGAGCGAAGCTTAATATCATGACTTCCAACGTGGCAGCAGTCGGAACACTGAACGCATTTGAACAGGATCTAACACTCTTTAGAGGTATCGAAAGATTTGACTGTAAGGTCAAGGATTCCGACGCATTTGTGAATGGAACTATTACAGTAACACCATAATTTTAGCCCTTGCATCCGCAGGGGCTTTTTAGGAGGTATTAGCCTATGACGATTGAAACAGTCAAAGACTACTTAAGAGTAGACGGCGACGACGATGACGGACTCATATCTTTAATGATGGAGACGGCGAAAGAATATATCGTGTCCGCTGTAGGCGAATACGACGAAGAAGATAAGACGGCAAATCTTCTTTTTTGCGCGATAGTGCAAAATTTGTACGACAATAGAGAGCTTATGCAGTCTGATATACAGCAGCGAAAAAGGATAGAGTACACGTTTGGAAGTATTATCTTACAGCTACAGCTTAAAAAAGCGCTGAAGGGGGATGCATGAAAGGTATAAACCCCGGAAGGCTTAATAAGAAAGTCAGTATATTAAGATACAAAGAGACTGAAGATGAGCTTGCAAATATCATAAGTACTCTAAGTTTGTATAAAAAAGTGTGGGCAGAGATAAGGCCACTGAGGGGCAATGAACAATTAGAACATTATAAGACAACAAGCAAGCTTGTATACAAAATTACAATAAGAAATACAGGTATTACTGAAAAAGATGTAATTGAGTATCAAGGCAGGCAATTTCTTATAAATTATATTGTAAATCCCTTGGAGGCTTCTTACTATCTGGAACTCATGTGTACTGAAAATATGGACCACACAGAAAGGAGTGCGGATGGCTGAAAGTGTACATTTTATAGGACTTGAAGGACTTATGTCTGATATGCAAGGCCTGATAAGCAAAGCACCTGATGAACTCAACAAGGCTGTAGAAAAGACGGCAAGAGAGTGGACAAAAGACTGTAATGAGAAGATGCCTTCCACTTATAAAGACGGCAAAAACAGTCTTAAGAAGTGGAAAACAAAGAAAGAGTATACATCTTTGGGCATTATTTCAAGCATTGAGGTCACAAATAAAGCACCACATTTCCACCTTGTAGAAAACGGACACCGAAAATTTATACACGGTGTAGATACAGGTGGCTTTGTTGAGGGCAAGCATTATGCAGAAAAAACAAGAGCGGAGTACGAAACTAAATACCCCGATAAGATGCAGGAGGCTGCAAATAGGCTTCTAGCAGATAGGGGGTTTTGATGGTTACATATGCCGACATTATCAAAGAAGTAAATTTAACTTTAAAAAGAGAATATCCGGACATAAAAAGATACGGGAACGACACTGTGGATAATGCAGTGCCGCCGTATTTTTTTGTTGAGGTTGTGCCGCTTGGCATTAGTCGTGAGAGTAAAAACATATTGAAAAAGTCGTGTTCTGTAAAAATTACATTTGTACAGAAAACTATAAAACAGGTGGAAGCACTGAATGTAATAGAACATATATTTGAAGTATTGGGTATGACTTTGGACATAGGGAGCAGAAAGCTTTTAGTAAGTGACTACTCACATGAGTATATAGAAGACCACGGCAATATACCACAGATTTCCTTTGACCTTGAATGGTACGAAAGTACAGAGTATCACGATGGCGACCTTATCACGGATATATCTTTGACTATAGAAAAGAAAGGAAGATAAAAATGAGTAAACTCACATCACCAAGCATAACCATAGCCTTCACCGAACAGGGCGCAAGTGCGGTTACAAGAGGCGAGCGTGGAATTGTAGCCCTTGTATTGAAGGGTACAAGGCAGCAGACTTTCAAAGTTATGAACATTAGCGACATCCCTACGGGCGTTTTAAGTGCTGAAAATGAACAATTCGTTAAGGATGCGCTAATCGGATACAGCCACGCACCTAAGTACGTTATCGTTTATGTTATGCCTACGGCTGAAGATATGACAAAGGCATACAAGGACATGATGCAGTACTTTGAGAATGAGCGATTCACATATATGGCCATACCGACCGCAAAAACTGACAATAAGGTTCAGGATATTGCGACATGGGCAAAGAAGCAAAGAAGTGAACACAACCTTGTAAAGGTTGTACTGCCGGAGGTGGCAGCA